TGGCCTACAAGGCCTATCCATGGCCTACAAGGCCTATCCATGGCCTACAAGGCCTATCCATGGCCTACAAGGCCTATCCATGGCCTACAAGGCCTATCCATGGCCTACAAGGCCTATCCATGGCCTACAAGGCCTATCCATGGCCTACAAGGCCTATCCATGGCCTACAAGGCCTATCCATGGCCTACAAGGCCTATCCATGGCCTATCCAAAAAAATAAAAAAAATTTTTAAAACCGTGAATAAAATTGCCCATCTCATCGTTATTACTATGTAACCAATCACTACAACAACAATAAAGCACTTCAAGTTGTTGTAGTAAGTTTTTACATGTCAATTTATTACAATTCAGTTTTTTGCACATCGTTTACAAAAAAAGTGTTTAAGTGAGTAATGCAATGCAAGTTGCATATACTCGCGCAAAAAATAAACAATTGGAAAGAGGAGTAACCATGGATATGATTATACATGATATGGAAATCGATCAATTCCAAAATAAACTGAAATGGGCTTTGAGAAGTGAATTGATGGATCTCAAAGAAATTGAGAATGCAGAAATGACCATTGACTTGGGGGAAAGTTTACGTATACAAGTTGAACGTATATTCCGTATACTCAAGCGTAACGGTATCAATGTTGAGGAAGTTTTATAAGGAGGGACAAGGAGGTATTATGAAACCTTGGCGTTTACGCAAAAAAAGGCAAAGGTATATATACATACCTATACAGGATTTATACTGGAATCTAAAGTTAATTTTAGGAGGTGTATACAATGAAAGCAAAGACTATTGATTATAAAGAAATGTTCAATATACCGCGGCTTATATCCGCGGTAGAGAAGGCCAAAAAAGAGCTGGAAACTTCTCCATCTCTTTATGATGGGGAGTATATACTAGATACGATTATACCGGCATCGGCCGGCATATTTACTCACGACGAATTTTTGGAAATGGTAGGATTGCCAATTCCAGGGAATTTCGATGAGAAAGATTTATTGGTGGATAGCCTACTTGTTGAGATGAGCAGCTATCTTAACCAACAACTGGATAATATATTAGGCCAAGACTATACAATATACTTGGGCTGGATTGATGGAGAAATTGATCTAGCCTTGGTAAAGGAGGTATTTATATGAAGCAGGTATATAAACCTACAGCACGGCGGCTATATTTACAGGGCAAAACAATATATCTTTTGCCCTGTAAAGTAGGGCTTGATAGTGCATGGGTTAAGCCTCACCCGATTAGCCAGTCAAATGGCATGTCATTTGAACATGCCATCAACGAATTTACTTATTATAATTGCTGCCCAGAGTTGGGCAGATATATCCATTATTATATAGAGGAGGAGGGAGTACAATGAAAACTCCGGTTAAATTTGGAGTGGAAATTGAGGGCTATATACATGGCACTGGCGGTGAGCGTGCTGCCAGTATATTGCTGGATGCCATGAGGAAACGTGGTATCCAAACAGTGGTGGATTGGGATACGGGCGCGGCTTATAGGAACGCCTGGAAAATAACAGGCGATGGGTCGTTGTCTTATGGTGGTATAGAGCTTGTATCGCCACCGCTGGACGACTTGGATATATTAGAGAAGGTGTTCCATATACTGGAAGAAGTGGGATTTTATACGGACGACCAGTGCGGGTTACATATACATATAGACCGCACCGATACAAGCTCATATAAATTATGGCAGTTGAGCCAGTTTATGGCTCAATATGGCGAGGATATTATAATGGAGATTATCCCGCCAGATAGACGGGATAATGACTGGTGTCAAAAAATAAGCGACACTTTTAAAAGTGTCGCTTATATAAACGATAATCTAGCAGTTTTGCTAGATTATAAAGACGAATTAATGTCGCTCTTAAAAACGGCGTATTATGAAAGTGCCTTCCCGGATTGGGAAGAGAAATACAACCAGGCAAGATATAGGGGGTTTAACCTCCATTCCTACTGGTATCGTGGGACTATCGAGTTTCGATATTTCCCAGGGTGTGACAATTTTGAAATAGCAGCGGCTTATATAGAGTTGCTGACTAAGATGGTTAATTATATAGATGTTGAGGATGTCATTCACGCAAATTGTTTGCGTGAATTGGTTGATATATTAGACTTAGAATATGGCAATGTATTAATTACTCTAAGCGATAAATATAAAGAGGATGGGAGAGATGCTGAATGTGTGGTATATTCGGAGTAATTGGGCAAGATACGACAAAATACAAGAGCCTGTTCAAGGCTCTTGGGATATATTCTCAAACACGCGGTACTGATGCGACAGGTATCGCGTATATAAAAGAAGGTGATATAAAAATAGACAAAGCGCCAGTGGAGGCGCTAGAATTCGATTGGATGCTGCCCAGTATGACCGATATTATAATCGGCCATACTAGGGCTGCAACTGAGGGGTTGGCAAGTAGAAACTTTAATAACCATCCATTTCCAGGCAAAGCCAATGTAGAATTTGCATTGGCCCACAATGGCATTTTATATAATACGTGGGAGTTTAAAGATTTACCGGAAACTAAAATTGAAACTGACAGCTATATAGCTGTACAGTTAATTGAAAAAGAAGGGAGGTTAAATCTAGACACGCTAAAAAGCGTATGTGAAAGGCTAGAGGGTTCATTTGTGTTTACTATATTAGATGCCGATGGCAACGTCTATATAGCAAGGCACAATAACCCAATTGCCATGTATTATAACATGGTAGATGGCGTATATATATATGCTTCTACAAAGAACATTATATATAACGCCATGGATTTATTGCCAGAATTTCAAGATTATGAATGGTTACCCGTTGATATAGTGGAGGATACAATAGTACAAATTAATCCATTTACAGGCGTATATAATACCAAAGAATTTACAGGCAAAAAGTATTCATATTATAAAAAGTCATACGATTGGTACAAATGGGACTATCTAAAACCTGTGAAATCAAAGAAGAAAGGAGAAAATGTAAATGGGAGAAACTAGAAAAGATTTGGTAATATCCTTATATAAGGATATTACTGGCAATGATATTACTAATTACCATCAAGACGTACAATCGTTGATATATAACTTTATTAGACGAGTTTATAAATTAGATGCGCTCAAAGATGAACCCATCTATATAGAACGCGATAGTTGCAATCATAATATCACGAGTCGTTATGGTAGAAATTATATAACATTTGGCGAGATAGATGCGGTGAAAAACAACCGCATCTATTTAGAAGATGGATGGTATTTTACTTGTAATGATATAGACTATACCAATATGCTTGACCTTATTAAAGAGCATAAAGAATATATTAAGGTTGAGCAAACAATCGAAATACCCTCTGATTTGCCAAACATCAGATGGATGTTTGGAGTTGAAATCGAGGGTTATATAGAAGGTTATGATGACTGGGATGAAGTCAGTTGTCACCTTAAAGATTTATTATACTCAGCCGGTATTGATGCTGTTATCAATAGTAGCATGACAACTACTACAAAATGGAAAATAACAAGTGACGGTTCGTTGAGTGAAGGTGGCTTTGAATTAATATCGCCGCCTATGAAAGATTTGCATGATTTATATAAAGTCATGCATGTTTTGAACGACAACGAGTTTTACGTTGATAGCACATGTGGATTACATATCCACTGTGATGCGTTTAATAAATCCGGTGATAAAATACTCAACATCTACAGGTTAAGTAAATTTATGGGGCTTGTAGAACCCTTTATATATGAAAAGATAATCAAAAATAAACATAGGGCAGAACGTTATTGTATGCCGATGACAAAGACATTTCGGAATGGTATTCAGCTTGATTTTAAAACGGCATATAACTTATATAAAGCCAACATTCTGGATGATTATATGAAGTGTATATATTACAATTATTATAATCCAGATATAACCAAATATAATGAAGCAAGGTATAGAGGGTTAAATTTAAATTCTTATTGGTATAGGGGAACGGTTGAATTTCGTTATTTTGACGCAACAACTGACTTTTATAAAATGGCCGAATATATTAAATTGGCAACTAATTTAATGCATTATGTTGTCAATTATTATAGCAGTAATGACACTTTCGGCAATTTTATGAGAACTTACGATATAAACGAAAAATTACTAATAGCTTAAAAAGGAGTGGTTATATGAGATTACAAATATTGACAGATGGCACTATATTCCAAGGGTATGACTTGGAGGATTTGGTTAGACAAATGAAATTGAGCCAGTTTACGCCGGACCCAACTATAGAACAGTATATGCAACGAGTTAAGGAAAGAGTAGGCTTTATGTATGAGAAGATAATTAAAACCGATAGCGTAGAACATTTCATATACAGCCTTCAAGAGGCAGGTTTAATCAGATTATTAGATTAAGCAAACCTGCCTCTTGTAAAGCAAGGATAAAGGTTTGGGGGTTGATATATTTTATATCAATCCCATAAAACCCCTTTACCCTTTTAATAGTTTGCACCATATACTCTTCAAGAGTATCACATGGTGCGAATTGTAAATAATTCATTTGGGTTACTATTTCTGTGTAATCTTTGCCTGTTATTTTTGTCCCGTCATTTAATATTACTATCATATTTATATTTTAATTGTTAAACGCTTGTTTGTCAACAATTAAGCGACACTATTATAAAAAATATGCTTATATATAGAGGTGCAGTTAGAGTTAATTTGCCGTTGCTCAAAAGGAGGAGTAATCATGGATTATAAAGAGTATGATGTAGACAACCTATTAGACCAAGACGATGTCCAAATATGCGACGAACTGGCGTTCAATTATAGCGGCAATATTGAAGAGGCTATACATGAAGTTGCCGACAATAATGTAAGTATATGGAATGAAGAATTGTTTGCAAATCTTGCAAGGTTGTATAATGCAGGCCTTTATGATGAGGCCATGGATGATATAGGGCCAAGCGGCGATTTACTTAAAGACATACAGTATGCTTGGTATCTATATAATGAAAAGATATTAAACAATAATTTGGATGCCATCTTGTTTAATCACGCCCTTAAATATATTAGGGATGTTTATCCGCAATATGAAGATAAAATCAACGAGGAAGATGTCGAAGAATTGGCGTTACAACTTTATTATGAATTTGCCGATTTGGAAAAAGAAGTTGATTACTTAATAGAGGAAGTAAAGAAGTCTGCGAGCGAGTAGGTAAAATAATATAGCGGGTAATATACTACCCGTTATAAAAAATATTATAATAGGTTGTAAAATAGTATCCTTAACCGTCATCACTATGTAAGCAATTTCTCATAAGTAAATGAAAGGAGGTAAAATAAATGAATAAAGAAGCGCTTGAAACGGTGAGGCGTTATCCGCGCCTCACCGCCCATCTTATAGCGGAAAGTTTAGGTTATTTCAGTGTTAGCGCGGCGGCGCGCGCTATCAAAGCCTATAAGGAAAATGTGGAATTTTGGTGCGAATGGTATATTGATATACAAGAAAGAGGGGGAATAAAAGATATAAAAGAAATTAACAAATATATTATACAGCGCGCAATTGCAAATCGGCATGGTCATAAAGGCAGTATGTCATCGTATAAAGAGGCTAAAAGACAAGTCGATGCGGCATTGCAAGGCAAAGAAGTATCGGAATTTGGGGCATGGTTTTAATGAGGAGGGATTATATGAATATCATCAATTTAACACCGCATGACGTAAACATTATAACAGATACAGGGGTCATAACTATACCTGCATCTGGGCAAGTGGCTAGATGCTCTACTACAAGAAAAGTTATAGACATTATAAGCATAAACGGTATAAAAGTACCAATTAATCAAGTAGCATATAGCCAAGTTGAAGGTTTGCCCAATCCTGCACCTGACACGTTATATATAGTGTCTGCCTTGGTTGCCCAGGCTTGCAATCGGCAAGATTTGGTTATACCGGATGACAGCGTAAGAGACGAACAAGGTAGAATTGTGGGTTGTAGGGCATTAGCAAAGGTTTAGGAGGTTATACAAGGTAAAGAACATAAATATTTAAGCAATATATTTGGTTACCATTGGGGCTGAAAGGTATTCGGCTTATATAAGTGGCGGGCTTATATAGGTAAACGCGGGTTCAATTCCCGCCAGCTCCACCAAAAAAACATAAAGGGAGGGGTACGATGTCCAAGGCTTATTTAGTTACAAGCAAAATTGTTTTAGTAAAAGAAAAGGGGGCGTTGTATGATATCAATAAAACAATCGGCAATCAAGAAGATGCTTATAATGCAATCAAAACAGTAACGGGCATACAGCAAGAAGCGCAAGAAGTATTTGGTATAATTTGTTTGAATAATAAAAACAGCATTCTTTCTATATGTGAGATTAGCAGAGGGTCGGTAGATGCTACTATAGTTCACCCACGAGAAATATTTAAGGCAGCATTGTTATATAATGCAATGTCAATAATACTATTCCATAACCATCCTAGCGGCAGCCCGACGCCTTCAACGGTCGATATAAATACAACAAAGCGATGCGTTGATGCAGGTAATATATTGGGAATTAATGTTTTAGATCACATAATTATTGGGGATGATTGCTATACGTCGTTGAAGTATATCTGCCCTTCAATATTTAAAAATAATAAGGAGGTGACAAAATGTTACAATTAGGACAAATTATGATGACAAGAGGTGTAGCAGATAAGGTGGCCGAAGATGTGAAATTTGCAGATGCGATTATAAATTGTGTAAAAAGACACGCGAATTGTGATTGGGGCGATTTAAGCGAGGAAGATAAAAAAATAAATGATGAGGCTGTTAAAGACGGTGAGCGCATATTGTCCGCATACAATATAAACGGCGTTAAAATATGGATTATAACTGAATGGGACAGGTCATATACTACAATCTTGTTTCCGGAAGAATATTAAGGAGATGATATTATGAATGTATTACAAGATTATACAATTGTAGATGTTGGCGCAATTTGTGTTCATAGCATATCGGAGTTTTACAAGGCAATAGGATGGAATGGTAAAAGCAATATAAATACGGCCAAGGTTGTTGTTCATCCTATGTATGCTGAACATTTATTAACCGAATATATTTGCAATGGCGGCGACGGTATAACATGGTTGTTAAACAGCCCAAACCAAGATAGCCATGTACCATATGGCAAAGTTTTACTGCTTGATGGGTGGTGTATGTAGTGAGAACACTTATTGTTTTATTCGTCGCATTATTATTATATTCGATATTTTATGAAGATAAGAGATAGTTGGCGTTTTATGGCATTTTATAGACACCATCGATGTATGCATAACAACGATATAAGGAAGGGTGTGGTATAAATACAAAGAATTGTTATTATCTGCATATTATTATCGGCTTTATATGGGTTATATGATACCGGCAAAGACATATGGAAGATGTATAAAGATAAAAATTCAATATTTTGGAAAGGAGATGAATGATGACAGAATTGCAGGATTTTTTGATTAGAAAGGCGGTGAATGATTTAATAAGCAGGCAAGTTACATTAAAATTATATTATTCAATTGTTGATGGTGTATTGCGCCAAGATATAAATTTAGGAGGTATATGGGAAAATTATGACAAATATATGAGCGAATATCAGGAAGGGGCAAACAATAATGGATAATGAGGAAAGGACATTTGTATTAGGTAATGGTTTGCGCTATACATTTTTTATAGCGCATACAAGAGGCGGAGCGGAAGTATTGGCTGCAAGTTGGGATAACGGTATAGAATCGGATACCATATGGACTAAGGACAGTATTACTATTCCAGCAGATTTAGAAGATGTGCAATATGCGCTAGATAATTACGAGTGGGTCATTAACCAATCGAGGGAGTTATTAGAAAACATGAGGCATTTCAATTTATACTGGAAAAATGATTCTGTTGAAATGGTAAATTTCTTAAATGATAGCAAGTTTCAAACATGGCTTAATTTAGAATTGGTCGTTATTGATGATGAAGATAATGACGGAACGGCTGTATATGTTGATACGGAAATTGATGGAGAATTTATAGATTTAGCAGAACAATATGGATTAGATTGGAAATAAAGGGGGCGGAAATAATGTTAAAATTTAGAAAATCAAACACAATGGATTTAGTTGACTATTTGGAGTATAATGATGTAATACAATCAGTTAGCCGACGCGATGTATATAATATGCAGGAACGCGAAAAAGAAAAAGGCATTTTCGGCAATGTTTTTGTGCCCGTAACAATTAATGGCGAGCTAGGAATTGTTGAATATCTTAACAACGGAACATGTTTCTTTAAGGATGGAGAGGAATTGAGCGATTACGTACTTGATGATATAGAGCTGTATAGTTATATTCATTATTGGACACCATCCGGTGAACGGGTGGCATACGATTGGGTAGACGACGTTGAATTCAGCGACGACGATGATGCGCTTGATTGGGAAGCTGATTTTGACGGTGAAGCAATAACCAAAGCATTTAAATTGAACGGTGGGGTGGCTAATTCCCCATGGGCAGGGTTAGAAGCGATATATCGGATAGAAGAATAGGAGGGATACAATGACAAGAGAGCAAGCGATAGAAATGTTAGAAGTTGCCAGAGAATCATTAGGCAACAATGGTTATCCGGTAATATATAAGTATGGGGGTAAAATTGACATATCGCGAGGCGATAATTTAGGAACCGCTGAGCCAGTATATAACCATCAGGCAGAAATATTAATTAACACTGATGGGTTAAAAGATTTATTAGATCCGTATGTATATGATTGCGATGATGCCGTAGAACGTTTGATTGAAATTGTAGACGAAGCGGGAAACAACAGCGACACAATGTATTCGTGTGATTAGGATAAAGCGCTTAGTCGCTAGTTAAGTATTGAAGAATTTAAATATTTTGCTATAATAATATATGATGCAAGAAATTAACCATGTATGGGCAAATAAAAATATAGGAGGAGTAAATAAATGACAGAGGAGCAAAAAAAGAAACAAAGGCAACGTATAGCAGCCAATAGATTATTAAAGATTATTGACGGCGAGATAACGCCGGAACATCCTGTGGCACTTATGCAGATTACTAACGCCACCATAACGTTTGAGGACAAGAAAATTGAGGCGAACAATATTAATATTGATGTAAACACAGAACTTGGACATTTAATATTTACGGGGTTTACAAAAGACGGCGAGTCATTTGTGGAATCTGTTAGTCTACATGAAGTGAAGGTCATGAACGAGTTTAAATTCCCCGAGAAGGATATACGTATATTCTCTGATAAAGATAATTGGATATGTACCATACGCGGCAAGAAGGATAGCACGATAAAATTAACAGATGATTATCTTGACATGCGCAAAACAGAAAGAATATAAGCGCATATAAATATATTACAAAAGTATTGACAACAGTTGCTATGACAAGGTAATATAGTATCAGAAAGGAGATGTTGTGTTTGGATTTAAACTATATGTTTAAGGAGAATCCTGTCATGGCAACTGTTGCTCTTCTTATATATGCCGAAAAAAACAATATGAGCGATGAAGAGGTATCACGTATATTAGACGAACATTTAAAACCGACGGAAAAGAAAAATGTTCTTAAAATTGCTACCTCTATTATCTTGAGCAATAACGAAGAGGTGAAGGAAATAATAAAGAAGGTGATGGACGATGTATAATTGGAAAATTACACCATTTCCCCATCAGATCGAGGGTTTTGACGCCTTAGTAAACAACCAGCGGTTATTGTTGTCTTGGGATATGGGGCTTGGCAAGACGGCAGCCATAATAGCAGCGACAGATTATCTTATGCAACAAGGCGAGATTAAAAACGTACTGGTTATTACTAAGGCATCTTTAGTATATACATTTGCCGATGAAGTAAGGCGGTTTTCGGACAGAACATGTTTAGTTATTAATGGTTCGTTTAACCATCGGCGTAATTTATATACGTTTGAAATGCATCATTATGATTATGTTATAGTAGGTTATGAAACCTTCAGGGAAGATTGGGTAGTATATATGCATTTTGATTGTTTGGTTTTAGACGAAGCGCATAAAATCAAAAACCCGGAATCGATTATAGGCGAAGTTATACACAAAATACCCGCTAAGAGAGTTTATTTATTAACCGGTACGCCGATTATAAACAGCCCACTAGAGAGCTATAACTTATTAAAGAGGTTAGGAGTTATTGATTACGACTATAATAAGTTTTTACATCATTTTGCCGTAATGCAGAATAAGAAAGTCCTGCGGTATAAAAATATGGCCGAATTAAGACAGATTATACAAGGCGTGCAGTTGCGCAAAACAAAAGATGAAGTGTTGGATTTACCGCCTAAAATTCAAACGATAACACATGTACCAATGTTGCCTCAGCAAAGGAAATTATATGAAACTATAAAACACAACCTTAAAAAAGAATTAAAAGACTTTGATTTGACGGTTACCAATATAAACAGGCACCCTTTAACTAAATTGTTGCGGCTGAAGCAGGTTACAACCGATCCGCGGCTTTTAGGTGCAGATATACCACCAGCTAAAATTAGAGTGTTAAAAGAACAAATAGAAGATTTAGATAAAGCGGTCGTATTTACACAATTTAGAGAAGAAGTATATTTACTGGCAAAAGACTTTGCATCGTACAATCCTGTTGTAATAACGGGTGATACCGATAAAAAAGAACGTAATGAATTGGTTAAAAGATTTCAAGAAGATCCTTCATGCAGATTGTTTATAGGTACATTAGGTGCTTGCAGAGAAGGGTTGACACTAACGGCGGCATCGCACTGTTTCTTTTTGGACGAAGAATGGGCTGAAGCATATAATATCCAAGCCGAGGACAGGTTGTATAGAATAGGCCAAAAACAAACCGTTAACATATACCGTTATCGGTGTGTTAACACTATAGATGAATATGTCGGGCAAATACTGCTTAAAAAACAAAATATGTTTAACAGAATGATTAACAACGACGTCAAGGATTATGCTGAATTGATAAGGAAGGTGACGGCATAATGTTGTTTACATTGCCACAATTAGCTGATTATACGGGATACAGCCAAGAAACAATAAGAACGTATTATAGCAGGGGGTATTTGCCGGAACCAAAGAACATAAAGGTTACAAAAGGCAAAAACGGCAAGGTTTATATCAAAAGGCTGTTTACATTAGAAGAAATGGAAGAGATTAAAAATTTATTACAAAATTATACTCAAAAAGAATTAAAGGATAGATTTAGCAATTCTAATATAGATACTACTGATATTATCAATTCTAAAATCAAAGAATTAAAGGAAGCACTTCAATAGTTTCCATTAATTTCTAGCAACACATTCTCTCTAAATGCGCTTATATATCATGTAAGAAATAATAAGGAGAATGTGTATGCTTTGCGAAAGTTGTATTGCGCAATACCGTTGCAGAAAAAATAAACCGGTATATACCTGCGATGGATATATTATTTTATCTGAAGCTTTAAAAATGGCTCAGATACCATCGCGGTATGCCAATGCTACATTAAATACCTATATAAATGACAATCGGTCTACCAATCGTATTATAAAATTTATTAAATATTTGCGTGAATACCCGTCTACTAATTTAGTAATCACGGGCAATGTCGGAACGGGTAAAACGTATTCGGCGTGCGTCATTTTAAACGAATTTATAATTGACAACTGCCTTGGTTCATTTAATTTTGAAGAACCACTGGGACTTTTTGCTAATTACTCAATGCTTATGGCGCGCATAAAAAATAGCTACAGCCACGAAGACGATATGTTGTCACAATATATGAATAACATATACAACGTGCCGCTATTGGTTTTAGATGACGTAGGCGCTACAGCTTTGACCGAACACGTTAAAGACTTATCGTTAAATATTTTCGATACAAGGTATGCCTTTCAGCGCAGCACTATTATTACATCTAACCTATCGCTTGAGGAATTAACTATACACTTAGGGGAACGGATTATGTCCAGGTTAATGGAAAACTCATCGGCGATTGTGTTTAATGGTGTAAATCGGAGGCGGTCGTTATGAGAATACACGAAGAACAATTCATTACTTATCTACTTGATACTAAAGATTATACAATATTCCAAAAATATAACATTGATGAAAATTACTTCTTTTCATATAAGGAAGTGATACAATATATATTTGATTTCTATGCGCAATATCATACTGTACCTTCCTATAATACAGTATATGCTCGTTTTAATATTGGGCGTACAGAAGTAGACAATATCGATGCTGTGGCCGCCAATATCAAAGAAACATACGTATATAACAAAATGAAACCAGTATTGGAAACGGTCAGCAAGGAAATGGAAAGCGGCAATAGCATCGCAGGTGTCAATACGTTACAACAAAACATACAACAAATAAGCAAAGATATAGAGATTTCATCCTTTTACAACTGGGCCAAACAAACGGATGTGCGTTACGAAGATTACATCAGACGCGCACAAAACCCGCAATCAATCATCATACCTACTGGTATACCAACCTTAGATAAGCTTTTTGATGGGGGGTTGCAAAGAGAGGATTTATTTGTAATAACGGCGCGGTTAGGGCAAGGTAAAAGCTGGCTGTCTAATTTATTCTTACTCAATGCATGGCGCAAAGGATATAATGTGTTGTTATTTTCATTGGAAATGGAAAAAATGACTATAGGATACCGCCTCGACACTATATGCGGGCATTTCTCTAATTCACAATTAATGACAGGGAAATTAAGCAATGAGGTGCTGTATAAAGAATACCTCGACGAATTAAAGCAACATGATAATTTTTTCTATATACTTACGCTTGACGAGAATAAAGGAATGCCATATACAATAGACGATATAGGCCGAATTATAGATACGGTTAAACCTGATGTAGTCGGCATTGACCAACTATCTTTGATAGCGTCTAACCGCAAATATAGAAGTATAAGGGAAAATTATATATCAACCATGGACTCTCTAAAAAAATTGACGCTGCAACACCATTGCCCAATTATACTGTTAACACAAGCGAATCGTGAGGCAGCCAAGGAACAGCGTAAGGTGCTTAATGCCGAACCTGAAATAGATCAGGTTGCCGAAAGCGACGCACCGGCGCAGTATGCTGATAAATTTGCATCGATTCGCAAGACGGGCGATGTTTTTAAAATAGTGGTCAAAAAATACCGCAGCGGTAAGGATACCATAGAGAATGAGGAACCTAAAATATTTTTATACTGGGATTTAGACATTGGCATGTACCGCGAAATCAAGGAAGATGAAACCATTTTCTCATCTTGACAAACAAAACGGGTGATGATAATATAAGTATGCAAAAATATGTTCGTATAGTTAAACATAAGTATTTATAACAAAAGTATTGACATAAAATGCGGAATCGTATTATAATATAGCGGCAAAGGAGTGTTAATGCATGGATGTATATGAAGTGCTGACAGATATTCATAACAAAACAGGCAAACTTGATAAGATCCGTCGCGTAGGCAATGATATAATGGCAACATGCCCGTATCATTCCGAGGACAACCCATCATTCGGGGTAGAAACTCAACCGCCATACCGTTTCCATTGCTTTACATGTGGGGCTGCCGGTAATATAACCAAGCTAATAAAAGATTTTGGTGGTGACATGCCGGACGTGCGCTATATCGCGCTGTGCGAACCGCACGGTGTTGAATTTCTTGATGATTCTATACTTAAACAATACACTATACATCCATATTTATACAGCCGCGGATTTAATGATGATACCATTGCTAAATTTGAGCTTGGCTACGATGCTAGCCGTAATTCTATAACCATTCCAGTGCGCGACGAACATGCACGATTGGTTTATATTAAATACAGACCATTAAATGCTGACAAGCGTAAATATATTAATGGTAAAAATATTAAAAAGGGGGATTATTTGTATGGGCTTTACTTAGCTAAGTATTATAGGGAGGTATATATAACCGAAGGAGAGTTTGACGCCATTTCTATGTGGCAAATGGGTTATCCGGCGGTAGCGCTCGGCGGGTGTACCATTACCAAAAAACAAATTGATTTGTTGAGCTATTTTCGTAGGGTCATATTGTTTATGGATAATGACAAACCAGGCCGAGAAGCAGCCGACAAAATAAAAAACACGTTAATGTCACATGGGTACGATGTAAGTATATACCAACCAAACGGGTATAAGGATGCCAATGAAATGTTGCAAAACCATGCAACACTTTAAAAAATATTATGCTTATATATAATGAAAGGATTACGGCGATGGAAATTGAAGAAATTTATAATCTGTTAAACAAAACAAATATAAGCCGCGAATTGTTATATTCGCTTAAAATGAAAGGGTATGAAAAAGATGACATAGTCGATGATGTATGCGCTGATATTATCAAATATGGCAAATGTGATAAAGAGCCAGGGTATTATGTAACATGTTTATATACCCGCGTTGCAAGATTTCTTAAACAACCACATTGCAATTCTATAGAAGAAATGCAGGAATTTGGTTGGGATGTGCCCGCCCCAGAGCATAATGAAGTAGAATGGGATGTTGACTGGGGTGAATTACAGCGTAAGTTGCTGCCGCTGGATCGTCAAATAGCAGCACTATTATTAATGGATATACCGAAAAGAACCATCGCAAAAAAATTGGGTATAGGTACAAGGAAGTTATACAGTAGTATAGAAAGAATAAAAACATTAATAGAAAGCCAAGAGGTAACAGAATGCTAAAGGGATTAAATAACATTAAAAATGCAGTAGAAAACAATAGCAACGGCCAATATAATTTTATTAAAATACCACAGGGGCAAAGTATCACCGTACGCATATTAACGCCGCCAAGCGAAATATGCGCAGTATATGAACATGTGGTACAAACATCGTCGGGATGGCGCAGTTTCGCCTGTCCTGGGCAAGGGTGCCCAGTATGTGCAGAGGGTAGCCGCCCAAGTATGAAAGCATTTATATCAGTGCTGGATATAAAAGATAACGATGTCAAGGTGTGGCGCGTGAATAAGACGACGCTGTCGCAACTAATAGTGTTGATGGAAAAATACGGCGATAATATTAAAGAATATGACATCGAAGTAACTAGGCGAGGCAGCGGCAGGGATACACAATATGTCTTGTTTGTAACGCCTCCCATTAAACAGATTGATTTAAGCAAATACCAACCGATAGACGTAACACCATTAGCAACGCCTAAGACGTTGGATGATATAGATATGTTGTTGCATGGAGCAGGCGAATCGGAAGAATCGAAACATAGCGTTGATGCCGTAGGCAACACGCTGCCATTTTAGAAAGGATAAAGCAATGGATAAACAAAAACTCGTAAATATTACTGCGCTACTAGGTGTCATTGATTTAATGCTGAATACCGATGTAGAAATAAACATAAGTGATACAGAGGACACCGAACCGGATTTTGCCCTTATCGACAAGTATTTTAATTCCGAAATAATTGAGCAGCATTTCGGAGACGTTATGTGCGAATATTAGGCATAGACCCGAGTACGGTGTCCACTGGTTGGGCCGTAATTGACGGCCACGTTATAGCGTGCGGGGCAATACAACCCCGCACCAAGATCTTATCTAAAAAGTATTTACATGTATATGATAACATATGTCAAATCATAAAGCAATACCAACCAGATGTAATTTGTTGCGAAGATCAATTTGTATACAAGAATGTTAAAACATTAAAGGTATTGTCGCGTTTGGTGGGTGTTATTATACTAAGCGGCATCCAAAACGACATTGATATTATTTTTTATTCGCCCACCAATGTTAAGCGGGCATTTACAGGTAATGCCAAAGCCAGTAAACAGATAGTAATTGACAAAGCACAAGCCCTGACCGATATAAAGTTGAACTCTGATATGGCAGATGCTATTGCCGTCGCCTATACTTTTGCAAAGGAGAAAAATAATGGATGAAGCAAGGGAAACTATTAAACGAGCGCTGGCACAGTTTGATATAAAAGAAAATGTACTACAAAAACTAAAAGATGCTAAATTGCCCATACCTAATTACGGGTTAGATGTTAATATTGTTGATGAATGGGAAGCTATCAGGCAACAGTATATTGACTTATCTAATGTACCCTATACCTTATTAGGTGAATATTACGAAAAGTTTTCGGCTATGATCGCGTATTCGCTGGTGGAAGAATCAATGGCGGACATAGACTTGGCCATTGCCAAAAGCAAGGTTAACCTAGCAGAAGAAATGCTTTTGTTGATACAGCCAAAAGCCAGAGCAGATGTTCAACAGGCCAGCTCTCATGCAGAAGAAATTTATATAAATGCCGAAAAAGAACGCTTGGAAAAATACGCTTACTATAAAATGATGTCTGCGTTAAACAGCGGGTATGTTGGCCGCAGAGATGCCATAAGCCGCGAAATATCCAGACGCCAAAAGGAGATAAGTAATTGATCGATGAAGATAAAATTAAGATAGTTAAAGAAATTAACAAAAAATTCGGAGATGGCACCATATTTGTATTAGGCCAGGAACCGCAACGCATTGCTGCCGATTTGGTATCGACGGGCTCATTATCTATGGATATGGCATTAGGCGGCGGGTTTATGCGTGGCAGAGCAGTAGAAATTAAAGGTGCCGAATCCAGCGGCAAAACCTTGTTATCGCTGATGACTATTGCAAGCGCCCAACGGCAAGGGTTGGATTGCGCTTTTATAGATTGCGAACAAACTTTCCAACCGGAATGGGCACAAAAAATCGGTGTTAATACTGATGATTTATTTATCAGTCAACCTGACGGTATAGCCGAAGATGTATTCGATTTAATCATACATCTTTTGGATACGCAGAAGTTCGGCGTCATTGTGTTAGACTCGCTGCCATCACTAATCCCCAAGTCCGATATTGATAGAGATTTAGAAGATGGCAATAAAATCGGTTCTTTGGCTATGGTAACGACCAATGGATTGCGCAAGATTATTAATCAAGGTTATCTGTCTAAAAGCCAGGCAGTGCTTATTTTGATTAATCAGCTTAGAGATAAAGTAGGTGTGGTATATGGATCGCCTACCACATCACCAGGCGGGCATTTCTTCCGCCATGCAGTGAGTTACAGCATAGAAATGCGTATTAACGGGCACATTAAACAGACCGTTAATGGTGAACAAGTCAGGGTAGGTCATACAATCATGGGGCTGGTTAGTAAAAATAAGGTAGCGCCACCTTATAAAACAGGGCAATTTGATTTATATTACGATACAGGCATCGATTATGTGGGCGAATTAATCACCATGGCCACCAAGGCGGGTATAATCAACCAAGCAGGCCCTTATTATTCATATGGGGACATTAAATGGCGGGGCAAAGATGCTGTTAAAGATGCCCTTCAAGACAAAGAATTATATAACACCATTAAGAATGAGGTTATAAATTGTCTAACAAAATAAGCAACAAACAAGAAACAAGGGTTATCAAAAACTTGATAGATATATTGCCAGACTTAAAAAAGACAATGGGCAGCGGCAATCTTTGGTTTCAGAAATCCGACCAAATATGTAGTATGTTTAGATTTGAAGATAAAACCAAGGCCAAACCGTCAAAGCAATTTACAATCAAAAAAGAATGGATAGATAAACTAAGAGATGAAGCGCTGTTGACGGATCAAATACCTGTTTTGGTTATATCGTTTGGCGATGGCGAAGATTTTTTTCTATTGGATTTAGATAATTTTAGAAATCTTATTGTTTATATGATAGAGGGCGCAGATAATGAAAAATAATATTGTGCATATTTGTTTTTGGGATAAATGCCAAATGGAGGTTGTTGGAATAACAGAAACAACCATAATATATGAATGTCCTGTATGTCACTATATTTTTTGTGAAGATACAAATACTGAAAATCACGACGGAGGCAATGTATGAAAGATGTATATATAGCTGGCCCAGTAAGTGGATTGTCAGCAAAAGAAATACAACAATTTAGAGATATTATCAAAGATATTTTGGAAATACATGGATTAACTTATATAGATCCGTTAGATGGATTTAATTTAAACAATCCTGATTATTATTCGCCAGAAGAAATAGTTATTTCCAATCAATGCCGTATTAAAAATAGCAGAGTGGTATTAGCAGATTTTAGCAATAATATATCGGCCAAGAGTTTAGGCATGTTAGGAGAATTGGTTTTTGCAAAATGCAACGATAAAATAACTGTTGGATTCGGAGATACAAGAAATGTCGAGCATCCATGGTTTAATAAAAATATAGATTTATTTTATGAAACTGCTGACGAAGCTTGTTTAGTAATATCAAGATTACTGGAGGTATAAAATGTTTACAGACGAAACATTAAAACTATTACAATCACGGTATTATAAACGAGATTCGCGCACAGGTGAATTGATAGAACATTCGCCAGAAGAAATGTTTGCCCGTGTTTCGCGGGCAGTTGTTCAGGCCGAAAAACCTGAAGATCGTGACAAGTATGCGGAAATATTTTATGATTTGATGAATCGCCAGCTAATGATGCCCAACACGCCCACTTTAGTGGGCGCAGGGTCGTCAAGATGCCTGTCGGCTTGTTCTGTAATAGGTCGTATACCCGATAGTTTGGAAGGTATATATCAACATGCATGGTATAATGCCAAGTTAACAAAGTTCGGGTGCGGTGTTGGGCAAGATTTTTCAGATATACGCCCAAAAGGTGCAATAATAAAAACATCGGGCGGTAAATCTGCTGGCATTATCAATTGGCTTAAACTGTTCAACACGGTGGCCGAAACAACTATACAAGGCGATTCGGCAAGGCGCGCTGCTAATATGTGCAGTCTTAGATTTAATCATCCAGACATATTTGATTTTATTACGTGCAAACAAAACGATGGTTCGTTATCTAATATGAATTTGTCGGTAGTTATAACTGATGATGAAATGCAAAAGGTTATAAATAATGAAAACGTCGACCTTGAATGGAATGGCAAGGTTTATAATACAGTCCCCGCTCGACAAATATTTGATTTAATTGTTGACGGTATGTGGAATAATGGTGAGCCAGGACTTATATTTATAGATACGATAAACCATGAAAATCCCTTTAATCTTCAAGATGGTAAGTTTGATTCGTCTAACCCGCATTATATTACAACGACGAATCCCTGTGGTAAATAGCTTGCCTCAGGTTAAAAATCGGGCAAACCTGGAAAGGGGTCTGTAGGGCTAACGGTAAAGCCCGTCAGGGTAATACCGTGCTAACCTTGCTAATAATATAGCAAGGCAGTGTAGAGCATAGGGATTGAACCTCGTAAGAGAATATAATATCCCCACGAGTGTCCGATACCGCAAGGTAAAAATATATGCCGACCTTGCAGGCAACTGCAAGAACCAAAGGATAAAAAGCCTTTGGGATAACAAAGTGGAGCAACCTCTTGAGAAATTTGAACTGTGCCAATTAGCCAGTATCAATCTTGAAAATTTATATAATCCCGAAACGAATGATGTCGATTGGGACATGTTTAAATATGTTATACAGATGTCTATACGATTCTTGGATGACATTATAGATATCAACAACTACGCGTTGCCGGAATTTGAGGAAAAGGCTAAGGCTCATCGAAAGATTGGACTTGGTGTTACAGGATTTGCCAACCTTCTGATAAAAATGGGTATACGCTATGACAGCGACGAATGTCTGGATTTTATTAAGAAATTGTTTGGGTTTAAACGACAAACAGAAAACGAGTATAATGCAGAATTGGCACTTGAAAAAGGTAATTTCCCTGCATGGGGCGAAAGCATATACGCAAGCATGAATGTGCCTGCGCGTTGCGCTACCATATCTACACAACCACCTAATGGCTCTACTTCCACAATCTTAGGAACTACCGCCTATGGCATTGAACCATTATTTATGGTGGCTTATCAACGCAATATTGTTACAGGGTCTATAATTGAGGTTAACCAGTTATTTGCAGATATGCTGCATGATATTGTTAATGATAGTGCAAAAGAAAAGGATATTATAGAGAGCTGCCTTAAAGCAGGCACTACGCAAATACCAGAAGTGCCACAAGTATTACGTAATTTATTTAGATGTGCCAATGATATTGACCCTATATGGCATATAAAGGTGCAGGCTGAAATGCAGAAATATTATCATAACGCAATCAGCAAGACGATAAACGCACCGGAGCACGCTACAAAAGACGAATTGGCTGATTTGCTGATTTATGCATGGCGAAATGGATGCAAAGGGCTAACTTATTACAGGAATAACTCAAGGCAGCATCAAACGATACAAATCGGGCAAAAAGACGGAAACGAGAAGGAACAGCGTGGCTATGTCAAGCCCGCTGCTGATATTGCGAAAAGCATAAGATATAAACTGACTACCGGCTGCGGCACTTTATATTGTAATGTATCGTTTGATGATGACGGTAATATAACAGAAACGTTTATTGAATCGGCTAATGGTGGTTGTCAGGTATTCACCAAGGCAACCAGCAGGCTTATATCGCTTGTATTACGTGGCGGTATACCGCTTGAAAAAGTTGTAGACCAACTGGTATCCGCAGGAGTGTGTCCGGCTTATCAGTTTGCCAAGGGCAAAGGGGAACCCGTAAGTCCTGGAAAATCATGTGCATCGGCCATTGCCAATGTACTCAAGAATTTGCCGCAACAAAAGGAACAATCGAAAAATACGGTAAGTAATACATTAAAACCTGCCGGTAGCAAATGCCCTGAATGCGGCGCGGCTCTTATACATGAATCCGGATGTGTACAATGCCCCGATTGCGGATGGAGCCGATGCGATTAATTAAACCTTATTATTAAAATTGGAGGGAGGATACCGCTAATACTTAATTATAAGTATTAGCGGACAATATTCATGGATACAGAAGAAAAAATAATGGTCGTACCGTCTAAACAATTTGCTTTCAGGTATGCAGATGATAGTTTAGCAGATATATTGCCCGATATCGAAGATACTGCTCAATATCTCCGCCGCGGCGATGTGGAAAATGACTACAATTATCTGCAAATTATACCGTATTGTATAATTGTTGACAATGAACAGGAAACAATATTTGTTACACATCGTGTTAGCGGCGGAGATAACAGATTATTAAACCAATATTCTATTGGAGCTGGCGGGCACATAAGGGAACCGGAAAAAATTCTTGATGGGATAGAACGTGAGCTTAGGGAAGAAGTCGGTTTGGAGTCTGGTGAATATGATATAGATATATTTGGTGCTATTCAATCTGCCATAACAGATGTTGACAGAGTACATCTGGCTATAACATGTTTCATTGAGCCGGAGCAGTCATCTATCAGCAAAATTCGATGTTTAGAAGATGAATTGGAAGGCCAATGGATGACATTAGATGAAATAGATGATATATACAATCAGTTGGAATCATGGTCGCAAATAGTTTTTGCGACCATACGTGACAGAATTTTCTAAGGACGGGGCGTAATATGTCAAAACACTATCAAAATACTGAAGCCTATCAAAAATGGTACCAAATGCACGAAAATGCCAATCACCTGTGCCACAAATGCTGGCTTTTCTGGTGCGATAGAAACGGCGAAGTGTTATGTATTGACAATATATGTACTGATGAAAATAGTGACAGCTACGGCAGTTTTATTCCTGTGAGCTATTGTAAGACATGCGATATGTACTTCCCGGCACATTAGGAACGGAGGAAATAATATGGGCAGAGCTAAAAAACAAAAAAGACTTAAAGCTATATACATTGACGGCAAACCTCATTGCCCGAAATGTAAGACAAGAAACTGGGACGTTATTAAGGGAATTGTGAATGATGGCGACGATGGTATGTTCAAGTTTGAAGGCGAATGTCGAGATTGCGGAAATATAGTTATTTATCATTCTAACATATAGTGTTGCATTTTATGCAACACTATTTTTTTATCTCTGCTTATATATATAGATGACAACGAAAGGAGTTTTATTTTGGAAGTTAAGCTTATAGATTCTAATGCCAAGGGTATACAGACTGTAATACGCGCCCTAAATAAATGCCGCAATAAAGAATGCACAGAGCAAACCGTTAAACGTTGCATACGTAACGATGAATTAGCTTGCTTAGAGTTTTGCTGGTTTGCTTTTGAAGTCAAAGATGTGTCGCGCGTTGTATTGGCCGAGATAACACGGCACAGGCATTTCAGCTTCATGGTTGAAAGCCAGAGACATGTTAAACCGAATAGCTTCTACATGCCAGACACTATATTAAATGACGATTACAGCAATGACATCTTTAACATCGCTGTAAGGCAAGCCAACATCTTATATGATACATTGCGCGAACGTGGCATTCCGGCGGAAGATGCGCGTTATATATTGCCTAATGCAATGGCAACCAATATGGTTATAGCCGGAAATGGGCGGACATGGTTTGAATATTTACAAAAACGTTTATGTCAAGCCAAAGTACAACCGGAACATTTTGAACTTGCCGTAAATATATGGCAAATATTAATGCAAGACTACGATTGTATTTTTGGATTTGCAACACCATGCCTGAATTGTAAAAATCAATGTAAATATGCTCACGAAGCCAGTAATAATCAATAATTAAGAGGTGTAAAGAATGGAATATGTAAAGGAAACTGATCAAGGTATAGAAAAAACAATTAAAGGTAGGCCAATGGAAATTGAAGATAAGTTGCCTTATATGGTACTGCCGGAAGGCAAAACATTGGTGGGATTGTCCAAGGGCGCAACTGTAAATTTGGGTAATTATCAGTCAGCCAGGATTGATTGCTGGATAAGCAGTATATGCGATGACAATCAAGAGAGTATACAGGCCAAGCTTGATGAAATAAGCAATATAATAGACAGCAATGTATTGGCTGAAATACAAAATATAAAGGATTAACCTTCTAATAATTAAAACTATAAATAATTTGAATTATAGAAAGGAAATTGATGGTATATTTTATTGTTGGTGCGTTTATTGGTTGTATAATCGGTTTTGCAATCGCTGCGTTGTGTGCCGCTGGACATGACGACGGGGATGCCCGTTAAAAGAAAGTTGGGACGGGAAGAAATGAAGCGCTTGTGTTTCTTTTGCGGAACAGAGATGGAAGAAAGACTTATATCAACCAGTGCTGGATGGGGCGATTACAATACTTCCGTAGATGGCATAAAAGCTTATGTATGCACTGAATGCGGCGAGGTTGTCTACTCCGCTGATGAAATCCATAGGTTACAGGAAATAGGAAAAAAGTTAGCAGAAGAAAGTGGAGATGATAAATAATGTGTGATTGGGAAATAGACAAAGATTTAGAAAATATTTCAGAACGTTTTTACAAGATAAAGCAGGAAAATCAAGTCCTAAAAACTACATTGCGCAAAGTTTTAAATTCAATCAGAAGTTTGCATGCGCAATGTAATGTTGCCACAGAAGAAATAGACCAATGCAGACCAGCGTTTGATGTTGACGCTGCAATTAGGGATAAACTAGTGGACAAAATTAGTTCGGCTATAATCGAACACTTCGATGAAGTCTGTTCTGTAGAGGTTCGTCCATCTTTGAAAGATTATACCACAACATACAGTGCCAAGCTTAATCTTGTCAAGATCGCTGAACTTGAGCAACTAGTCAAGTTGCTTAATGAGAATGAGGAATAGCCAATGACAACATGGCGGCGGCTGATTATTGTTGGTTGGGCTGGATGTGTGCTGGGATGTCTTTTAACATCTACAATGGCGACACACAAGATAAACAATGTGGCTGAAACGATAGCAGAACAGCGTAAAACACAACAAGAACTTGTAGACAGAATACAGGAAGAAATGCCAAATAAAAATAGTGATACAGAAGGTGATAATGTGCAGGTTACGCCAATCCAACCGGCACAACCCGTTCAAGACAAGCCCAAACAGCAAACGCCTAAACAACAGACACCTAAACAAGAGAAACCTAAACCGAGCAGAGAAGAAGATCGATACGATTTTGTTGCTGAAGTTACAGCATATACGGCATATGATGATAACATGAACGGCAAGGGTATTACGGCAAGCGGGGTTAAAGCCCGCCCGTATCATACGATTGCCATGAGTAGGAAATATCCTTTTGGCACAAAAGTCAGAATCGAAGGGTTCGACTGCGTATTTGTCGTAGAAGATAGAGGCGGGGCTATAACGGGCAACGACATAGATATATTTATGACGAGTAAGCAAGAGGCATTAAATTTTGGCAGAAGGAAACTAAAGGTTAAAATAATCAAATAGGAAAGATATATATGACAATAACTGAATTAGTTGAACGTTCTAAACCATATATTGTAGACCCAGAATTCTGGATACCAGAATTTGCTTTTGAAGATGTAATAAGGGATTATATTATCGATGACCTGAATATGGTAGAGCAATATCGCTATTATCTTATTAGCGCATATATAATGCGGGTTATGGGGCATTTAGCATGTGCGGTTGATGGCTTGCATCCGAATAATGATGATGCCTTTGCCTTGTGCATCGCCGACGTTGTAATACAGCTAGCCAGCATATCATGCGGGATGGGTTTGCAGCTAGAACGTGCTGTCAACGATAGGTTGATAGCACTCGAAGATTCAAATAACAAGCAAAATAATAGCGATATGGAGGAATAATATGATTTTCACAGTTATTGACAAAAAACCGGTACAGAACCCGATTTAAAATCAATTGCACAAGAGGATTGGGCAGACAATTTGGTGTATTGTGACATAGATGGGTTTTACATTGATAGTTATGGCACTTTGATATTAGCCGACGAGTGCGGGAATCATGCGATTTGTCCTGATGATAGGTTTATTGTCATATATACCAATTTATTATTTGAGGACGGAGGACCAGAATGCAAACAGTAGAATATCCTGAATTTAATTCAGTGTTAACACGCGATAATATACCCAAGCTTGTCTGTTTAGTAGGTGCAAGTGGCACAGGCAAAACTACGGTAGCAAAAAAATTAGCCGAACAGTGGTATAACGTTATTCAGTCATATACCACACGGCCACCGCGTAGTGATGACGAATGGGGGCATATATTTACAGATGAAACCATGTACAAACGGCATAAACAACAAGGCCTCATAATAGCGGAAACGTTATTTGACGGGCATTATTATTGGGCTACAAAAGAACAGTATCGCGGGCACGACGTGTCTATTTATGTAATAGACCCATATGGAGCGAGCCAGTTACAATATACTGTATTTGGTGTAAGAATCATCACTATTGCATTGTATGCGTCGGCCAGTGTACGTATAGAACGGATGCTCAAGCGTGCAAATGCTATGACACAAGATGACATAAATAAAGTATATAAACGGTATGCGCATGATTTGGATCAATTCAATTGTATAAAATGCGACTACGTTATTAATGCAGACCGAGCTATTGATAATATAGTTGACGATATTCATAATATTATTGTATTGGAGTGTTATTAATGAGTTGGATAGCGACTGCTTTGAGTTTAACAGGCAATTTACTCGTTAATAAAAAACGTGTCGAAGGTTTTTATGTTTGGATAATCAGCAATGTCCTATGGGTTATAATAGCGCTTCGTGGGTCTGATATGGCACAAGTGGTACTATTCCTGTGCTATGCGATTCTTAATGCGCATGGCATCATTTCTTGGAAGAGGAGTAGCTCAAATATTGAAAGTTAAGAAAAATAGTGTCATACATCGGATTAGGTCAAATATTAAGTATTGGTTAGCCTTGCAGTATGTTAACGCACACACTAAAGATGTGCGTATCGATGGCAATGACGATATAGGTTATAGGTTTATTATTACAGAAAGACGCCCAATAATCGTCTATGGGTATGTTATAAGGCGCGGCCGCGATAGATTCACAGGCTATGCTGATGTAACAAAAGAAGAACTGTATCAAATTTTAACTGATGCTTATAATGATGCTGTTTTGCAAATTGCCTTAGACGATGAGTGTATAAGCCAAATCATTAACATTCCAACTAAATATGTTGATAAACTCAAAAAGCAACTGGAATTATTGCCGTAATAACAAAAAAAGTAAACGAATTATCGCATGGAAATTAACGACGTTCAATAATTTTAGGCAACACTTTCTTATAAAATCTGCTTCTATATATAGAAATTATGAATGGAGGCGGATTTTTTGCAAGTAACAGAACAAGAAATAGTAATTAACGGTAAACAATATATATTTGAGGATAATACTTTACGGCGATATGATGATAAATCTAAAATGTGGATAACAGTACACTTTAATAATAATGATATAGATGATAATTATATATTACAATTATTAGCAGCCAAATAAGGCTGCTAATTTTTTTTGTTGAGGTGTTGACTTTTCATATACACATGCGTATAATAAGTAGTGCACTGACTACGGGGCAGTAGTTCAGCGGGAGAACGCCTGCTTTGCACGCAGGAGGCCAAGGGTTCAATTCCCTTCTGCTCCACCAATCAAAACTGTATAACAGTTTGATAGGTTAAAGTAGGTGCGAAAGTGTGGTAGATGGGAGGACAACTACTATAGTTTTGCACTCCGACAGTTTCCATGTATTTTTCTATATCCATATTCAAAGTAATATCTATATTATCCTTATAAACAACGATCTTATCAACAACAAATGCCAACATAGCTTTTTGAGTATCAACATCTGCTCGATTAAACTTATCTTCCCATGCAGTGACTATATTTGCAAATTCGTCCATATTATTTAATTTGTTCCGGCTTTGTTCTAATTGACTCTGTAAATCAGCAATGCGATTATTAATGTCTGTTATGGCCGATTCTTGTTCCTGAATAGCAACAGATAGAGTATCAGGATCGAATTTACTTTTGCCTAACAATGCCTTGCCTATTTCTTTGCGCAAAGCGGATAAATTTTCCTCATTTTCTTCATTTTGCTTAATCAGCTTGTTTATCTCTTTTTCTTGTTGACGCACCATAAGTTGCAAAGGATTATCTACTGATTTGCTCTCAATGTTTTTAAGTTTATTTACATAATTAAACACTTCTTCTAACACAGGACGCTCTATGCGTTCTTTGGAATAAGTGTATTGCCCAGGGCAGGCGTCAGCACCGCGCGTAGCTTTAGACATACATGCGTATACTGTTTTATAGCGCACTTCCGACTTATTTTGGCGATATCTATACTTTACCGTCATCGGTTTGCCACAATATCCACAATATATAAATCCGGTTAGTAATAGTGGGCTTTTAGTAGGGGTGTTGATACCAGCATCTCGTTTATGTGATTGTCTAACCAATTGGGCTTTGTCGAATATTTCCGGTGTTACAATTTGCAGTTGAGGATTATACGTATTAGCCAATACCCACTCAGTATCACTGACACGATGATTGCCGTCTTTTTTTGTGCTCTTATTGTACGACATTTGCCCTTTATAAATAGGATTGCGTATTATATAGGTTATCGTAGACGCTATCCAAACATTACCATTATGCAACATACCATGTTGATTCAAATAATTGGCAATACGTAATGCTCCATATCCTTTATTGGCTATAAGGTCAAAAATTAACCTGATGGTGTCAGCTTCCTCTTCATTGATTTGCAATTCTAACAATTCCTTGCCATCTTTATTATATTTGCCCGATGGCACAGCTTTATATCCAAAGGGTACAACGCCACCTCTATATTGACCCTCTTGCACCATTTGCCTATGTTTGGTGTCAACACGTACCGATGTCTTTTTGGACTCTCCTTCCGCCTGCCAAAAACGTATAAAATTAATCAAGCTGTCTACGTGCTGCTCAAATTTTTGCTGCCCTTCTACGGCAGACCACACTTCTATACCCAACTTGTCAAAATATTCTAATACAAACGGAGTTTCTTCTTGCCTGCGTCCGAGACGGTCGAACATATACACGAGCAATATATCAAACAATCCATTTTCAGCATCATGTTTAGCCTGTATAAGCTGTTCCCTATTATCGGTTTTTGTTTTGTAGCCTGATATTCCAGGCTCTGTGTATTCCTTAACTAATTGCCAACCGTCATGTTTATCTATAAATTCCATACAAGCCTTACGTTGCATGGGGATGTCTTGTATGTGTGCATCATCTAATTGTTTTTTAGTAGACACACGATATAAACAAGCAACTCGTTTTGTGGGTGTCATGTATTATTCCCTCCAAACTAAATATTTATGCACCTATTATAAAACTTCTTATATTATAATGTCAACATGTTTTAACCAAAAATTATGCAACACTTGCCATGTTTATATGCTTATATATATAGATAATGAAGAAAGGAGCATTGACATGCAGATTTCCAATGCGGATAAGATTTTTATTACCCCACACGCCTATAAACGTTTTGCTAAAAGGATAGATGACACCCTATCTAAAGAGCAAATGTTTAACATTATGGCAGAAATAGTAAGAAAGGGGACGATAATTTATAAAAACAGGGTAAGCAGTAAAGGCCTTAAAGATTATATATTACGCTATAACGACATAGAAATCGTTGTTGCCATTAACAACAGAGAAGTAACAGTTGTTACGTGTCTTGGCTATTCTGAATACGCCAATTGGCAACGTCGTCAATCCCAAATTAAGCATCGCGCATTTTGCATGTGAAAGGTAAATTATTATGTATACAGTAACACACCTACATTCAGACTATGGCAACGGTATCTTTATTGATTCAACAACAAAATATAAACAATACATTGATTATGCCGCATCTATTGGTATGAAAGCTATTGCCTTTACCGAGCACGGTTCTGTATTATCATGGGTCAATAAAAAGAATTACTGCGATAAGCAGGGCATTAAATATATACACGGCGAAGAGTTTTATGTTACTGAAACCTTGTCTGAGAAGATAAAAGACAACTATCACTGCTGTTTATATGCTAAAAATTGGGACGGCGTTAAGGAATTAAATAAATTATCGTCTGCTGCTTTTAACCGCCAAGATGGTCACTTTTACTATGTTCCGCGCATTAGTATCGACGAGTTAATAAATACCAGCGATAATATTATGGTTGCTACCGCTTGTCTGGGCAGTATATTAAACAAGGGCAACGATAATATTAAAAATCGTTTTATAGAGTTTTTGCAAGCTAATGCTGGCAGATGTTTCTTAGAAATTCAACATCATAATATTAAAGAACAAATAATTTACAATCAATATCTTTACAAATTAAGTAAGGATATTAATGTTCCTTTAATTATTGGCACCGATACTCATTCGTTGAATCAAGAATTGCACGAAGCTCGGCATATATTACAATTATCAAAACACATAGAATTAGATGATACCTTAGACCTAACGTTTAAAACTTATGACGAGCTGATTGAAGCATATAAAATACAAAACAGTTTGCCGATTAATGTTGTCATCGAAGCATTAAATAATACCAATGCCTTAGCCGATAGAGTAGAACCGTTTGAGCTTGATACCAATCCCAAATACCCCGTATTGTTCGCTAATTCTGATGAGGTATTTAGGAATGAAATCAATAAAGGCTTTGTCAATCGTGGATGCACTATGTTGCCTGACGAAACAAGACAACAGTATATTGATAGAGTCCGGTATGAATACGATGTATATAAAACCAATGGTGCAGTTGATTACATGTTGCTGCAAAAAGATATAATCGATTTTTGCCATAAAAATAATATATACCCAGGGCCAAGCAGAGGATCGGTATCGGGCAGTTTAATAGCTTATTTGCTTGGCATTACCGAAATGGACAGTATAAAATGGAATCTTAATTTTGAGCGTTTTATGCATAATGAAAGAGTCAGCTTGGCAGACATAGACGTTGACTACCCTCCGTCTCAAAGAGAAGCGGTCAAGCAATATATTTTTAACAAGCCTGAATTATATTGCTGTGATATTATTACTCACAATACACTTGCTCTCAAAGGCGCTATAAGAGATGTAGGCAGAGCGTTAAATATGCCGCTTAACACTGTTAATGCTATATGCGATAACGTTGAGGCTAAAGAAGATTATTACAGAAATAAATATCCAGAATTATTCCATTACGTTGACTTGCTTCAGGGCGTTATAGTATCAGTGGGTTCACATCCGTGCGGCTCAGTAGTGTCGCCCGTATCGCTGGATGACAATATCGGGTTGTGTACCACATCCGCCAATGATTACTTTGTATCTCAAATTGACATGAAAGAAATTGACGGACTAAATTTTGTTAAACTAGACCTGCTTGGATTAGATAATATAGAAATTATTAACAAGACATGCGAACTGATTGGGATAAACAGACTGACGCCCGACAATATAGACGTGGAAGATATTGACGTATGGAACAGTATCGCAGAAAACAATTTGGGAATATTCCAAATGGAATCTTCTTTTGCCGCCGATTATATTAAGCGTTTGTTTAATCCGGAAACTATAGCTAAAATTAAACAACAATCGCCCAATATGAGATATATAGATTTGTTCGCTATGGCCAATGGTGCATTAAGACCTGGTGGCGCAAGTTATCGGGACAAATTGGCTAATGGAGAGTTTAACGACAACGGCCATCCCATATTAAACGAATTTTTTAGTGATACCATGGGGTTTTGTATATATCAGGAGGAGTTGCTGGCCTTTCTGCATAAATTCTGCGGTTTTACAATGGGGCAGGCAGACATGGTTAGAAGAGGCTTGGCTAAATTTTTGGCGTATTAAGCAGAAATGCTTAATATTATCAGGGGGCAAAATCGGTAAAAGCGTTAGTAGTAGTTTTAGCGAGGTAGAACACATGAAACAACGGTATTTGTCGGATGACGAAAAAACGCAAATAATTAAATTATATAATGATAATTTAAATACTAATCAGATTGCACAATTATTGAATAGAAGCCAGAGTACCATAGAAAGATATTTAAAGAAAAATGGATATAAAATAAATTACGGTTCTCGCTTAACCGATGAGGATCGACAACTTATTATTCAGCTATATCTAGAAGGGAAAACATGTACTGAAATTTGGCAACATTATTTTACAGACAAATATAATAGTAGCGCGATGATAGAGCGCGTTATACGGCGAAATAATTTGTCAAAAGGAAAATATATAAAACCCGTTGCTGTGAATCATAATTATTTTACTACTATTGATGATGAGCATAAGGCATATTGGTTGGGTTTTTTGACCGCAGATGGTAATGTACGATATAAATCATCTAATAGCTGTGTAATAAGTTTACAATTACGACATGACGACAAATATATATTAGAATATTTCAAAAATGATATAAATGCTGAAGTCAATATTGGGGAATATCAATATGGTAAAAAACATTGTGCAGTTATTAATATTTATTCTAAACAATGGGCACAAGATTTACAAAAATATGATATTGTACCAAATAAAACATTTTTGATTAACAAATTACCTGATATTCCCATTAATTTAATGAAGCATTTTATACGAGGATATTTTGATGGTAATGGTTGTATCATGTTATACAAACCCAAAGACCAAAATTTAAGAAGATTAAAACTTTCTATATGTGGCACTCAAAAGTTTTTACAAAGTTTAAATCAATTTTTAGCTGATAATGTTGGTACGAATAATCAAAAATTAATAGATATGAATAAATACAATACAAATGTATTTAATTTAAGATACCATAGGCAAGAAGATGTTTTAAAGTTTTGTGAATATATTTACTCTGAATGTACGATATGTTTGCAGTACAAATATAATAAATATTTACAATATAGAATCGAAAGAAATATATAATAAAACTACTACCCGCTAATACCGAGGTAATTATACCACCATATAATACCGTAGAGCATAGAGGTTGAGCGTTATTGGAAGCAATAATACCTCCACGAGTGTCCCCCACCCAAACGTAAAGACGTGGGTGAAAATATATGCCGAACTGGGGATGAACAGACATCCCATAATGCGAGGAAACTCCCAGAACTATAGGATAAAAAGCCTATAGGGTAACACGTTGAAAAAGATTGGCACCGAAGAATTTATACCGCAAATTAAAGATGGCTTTATAAAAACTATGCAAGAACAATATAACGTGCAGCCCGAACAGTCGGGAAAACTCATAGAGTCTTTTTTACAAGTTGTATTAGATTCTGCCGACTATCTGTTTTCTTATAACCACAGTTTGCCATACAGCTTCATAGGTTACATGTGCGGTTATTTACGGTATTATTACCCCTTGGAATTTTTAACAACGATGCTTAATATAAATACGGGTAATCAAGATAAAACGGCAGAAATTATTAAATATGCTAATAAGCATAACATAACGATAAATCCGGTACAATTTCGCCATTCACAAGCAGGGTATTCATATGACAAGGCAACCAACACAATTTATAAAGGGATGGCCTCTATTAAATTTCTTAACGCTCAAATAGCGGGCGAATTGTATGAACTCAGAAATAATAGTTACGATAGTTTTACCGACCTGCTCGTGGACATTGCCGAAAAAACATCATGCGACACTAGACAGGTGCAAATATTAATTACACTTAATTTTTTCAGCGAATTTGGCAAAAACGCCAAATTATTAGAAATTTATAAAAAATTTACGGAGCGTTATAAAAAGACGTATATACAAACAACTAAGGCAAAACGGATAGCAGAAATTAAAGAGTACGAATTGTCATTGCCTGACACAGGGTTAAAGGTTAGAGAACAGATAGCATACGAACAAGAGTATTTGGGGTATATACAGGCGACATACCCGTTGATTGACCCTAACTATGTTGTTGTATTGAATATTGACACTAAATACACTCCAAAACTTACTGTCCGAGTTTTAAATACGGGCGAAGAAAAAATGTATAAAATATACAAAAATTTATTTAAAGATATAAATCAATATGATGTGTTATACATCGCTAAAACAATCAGTAAGCCAAGAGTAATCAAAGGGGAGGATGGCAAATGGATTGAGATAGGCGGCTACGATGAATATGTTATGGACTACATCAAACAATAGGGAGAGGATTTATGCTTTATTTATTATCATTTTTAGCAGGCGCAGTTATCGTACAATTACTGCATTCCATTATTAATTACCATAAAACGCAATGCCAAGGATGTTCTAAACATTGTATGATTAACAAACATTGTAAGTATATTGATATCGAGGATTTTACAAACATTGACACTGATGATTTACATGATACATTATTGGCAGCAATGATATATGTAGTTACACGCTCTACAGGGCGCGTAGATTATATCGATAGTTTTGCCCGCGATATTATTAAATTAGTAGATAATAGTGATTTAACACGAGGCGAATTATTAATTATTTTGAAATATGTAGCAAATACTTTCGGTATATTGGAGGATACAGATGTACAACAAGATGCAATTATGTAAAGACGTTGCCAAAGTTTCGGGAGTGTCACAAGAAAAAACAAGAGACGTGCTAAATACAGCCATCAAAATACTGCAAGCGCGTTTGGCTAACGGAGAGGATTATATAATTATCAAAGGTTTTGGGACGCTATATACCGTTGATATCATCGGCAAAGAAACTTACGACTTTCAAACCGGCGATAAAACAGTAATGAAACCATACCGTACAATTAATTATAAGCCGTCAATAAGTATAAAAAGAGCTTTGAAACGAGGTTTTAATCATGACGCTGAAAGATAAAGAAGTAATACGGCAATGCCAGCAAGATAGCGAATTTATGTGGCAAGTTATTCAGGAAAATAAAAATCTGATATGGTATAGTATCAAGCAACAACTAAGCCAAATGCCCAAAACATATGTAGACGACCAAAGCCTCTTTGACGAAGCGTGCCTGTCTTGTATGAAAGCTATTAAACGTTGCGATTTAAACAGAGATACTTCGCCACTGAGCTATATCATTACGGTTATTAAAAGAGATATAAGAGATTATATAGCTCAAAACACTTATCCCATTGCTATGTCGCACCACACATTAAAAACGATGCGCCCGTCTGTATTACGCTCAAAGTTATCAACATGCGACATGATAGAATGGGAAGATGACGTTATTAACAAAATGGATGCGCAAATGATTATCCAAAATATAATGGCTACATTAACACCACATGA